GGAACACCCTTGGTGTTCCCCACATGCCTACTCTCCAACATCTGTATAAACGTTGGTTATTGGGCATATAACCCTGGTAGGAGTTGGTACATTGTCTCGAGTCCGATCTAAACTAGATGCCGTCGTTCCAGGCGGCTATATAGAGAAGCTCGGTAACAAGAGTTATCAGGGACCTGTTTCAATGGATCGCGCCAGTTGCACGGATGAAAAACTTCCGGGCGATTGTTACGATCTCACTGTAAGCAAGGTCAAATTCACAGGAGGAGAGTTAAACTCTGACCCTGGTGGCTATTATAGCGCCAGGGCTAGGGATAACTATATTCCTCAAGGTGTGAACCTGAATTGGCCTCAATGTTGGGGCCTCAGTGTACCTTATCCCGGAGAACTGCCTGATGCAGCTTATGCTGCTGCGGCCGTTGCAAGGACAAATCCCAGCCGTCCATATGTGGACGTGCCGGTAAATATCCTTGAACTGGGAGATATTACATCCTTGGTGCGTAGTCAGGGGAATACTCTGATTAAGCAACTCGGAGGTAATAATCTTCGTCTACAATTTGGCATTATGCCACTTGTAGGCGATCTTGTTAAGCTAACTCAATTTTATCAGACGGCACATCGCCGCATTGATGAAATAAAGAAGCTTAACGGTCCCAGAGGTCTCCGGAGGACGATCTCTTTGGATACCTTGTCTGTCTCGGAAGATAAAAATGAATATCTCCAGACACTGGATATTCCGTTTCGACGGCAATATACATTGACAGGGCATAGACAAGTCAAAGCGCATGTCCGCTGGAAGGCGGCTTATGCGTTAGACAAGTTGAACCAAAGAGAAATGAGTAATCTAGCCACAAGGGCCGTTCTAGGCCTTACCGTCGACTTTGCTACCCTTTGGGAAGCAATGCCGTGGTCGTGGATGATAGACTGGGGTACGAACATTGGCAACTATTTGAAAGCCAATCGTAACATTATCCCAGCTTCTTTGGTGGGCGTTTGGCTCACCAAGTACTCAACCGTCTCTACGAAGATGGGTCCGGTCGATTGGAGCTATCACCATATGAATGGTCTTAGCGTCGAAAGAACGGACATCACACGTCGTAAAGTCGTCGTCACTCCTACAGCTCATTTCCCGTTTCTCAGCGGGAATCAAATGGGCATACTTGCTTCGTTAGCAGTAACGAGGATGTAGTATTGTCCTAGTCACAGCCAGCAATGGTGCTGGCGAAGCAAGCACAAGGAGTAGTACCATGTTCGCCGATCCGGCAGTTGTCACCATCAACGCGGTGGCCAAGAATCTCGTTCGTATCAACCAAGACAAGTACTCTAGCGAGTACCTTCTTCGGACTGCTACGGAAGAATTCCGGCTCAATCTGCGGAACACTTCGTATACGGATAAGAAGCGTGGTGTGGTCATTGACCGTCACAACGCCGAACTTATCCATACGGTGTTCCCAGTTGCCCCAGCTACGCTTTCGACTGTTCGAAAGACGTACGCAGTCATTGAGAATCAGCGGGGTGATACCCTCACTGACCCTCGTAATGATGCGCTGGGACTATTCGCGTTCTTGACGAGCGCGAACGTCGACAAGTTGATGAACTTCGAGTCCTAATGCTAGCCTCCGTAAGGGGGTGTCGCAATAGGATGAGATCTCGAAGTGGTGATTGCCAGAGCGGTGGCTTGGATCTAACCCTCCAGAATAGGAGCCTAGATGAAAAGCCAAGTAAATGCTCTACTCCATGTTGCCTCCGGACTCTGTGAAGATGTCTGGAGGGCGTACCCGGAGCTAAAGGGAAGTATGCTCAAAGATTTGAGTAGGCTAACCCTTTATTGTCAAAGTAGAGGTCTAGCTGTCTTTACGCTAGATCTCCCCCATCTTGAGTCTCTTCTTTTAGAGGCTCTTGAGACGGGGCGCCTTCGTATGGAAGGGCCTTACTCTAGGCCAGTTTCTTCCAAGACCAAGGTGCCGAGATTATTCTCGGGACTATGGTTGCGCTGTTTTGACAAAGACTCCTGCTTAAAGCATGAGGTAGATGTCAACGCTTTGTTCTTTCTACGGTGTCTTCTGACACTCGGAAAAAGAATTGAAGTGGTATGCTCTGACGATCGCATTCAAGCGAAAGTAGGTGAATACCATGACATCGAACGCAGTCTCCGCACCGCCAGTTTTACCTGGCAAAGCGACAGACTCATCCTCACCAGTCGCGGAGAAAGTGATAGTCTTTGCAGACAATCACTACCTCCCCGAGATCGCGGTCATAGCGACGGCGATTTGTTTCATCCTAGTTTTCTTCCTGGTCTTGTTCCCGAAAGGGCGCTCGACTTACAGGTAGATACTTGTGATGATTCAGCGGATGAGGATAGGTTCAATCGGAATGATCACATGTCTGTCCATCTTGGACAAGCAGTTGATTATGTCTATCCTGCTCTTAATATCGCTTCTGATCTGTTCCATACCGGATACAGTGAAGACGATGGAAAGAAAAGGTTAGCCGATTGGCGCCTCCTCAATCAGATCCAAAGAGTTGCGGATCTGATCTTTTCATCCTTCGATCAGTTCGATCCAATAGCCTTCTCAGGCGAATTGGAAGAAGCTGGTTTAGGGACGGGCTTTAAGCATGGCCCTGGTGCAGTGGCGGAAGGGTTAGAACAGCATGAGAAATCATGCTTTCCTAACTGGCCGTCCAAGCTGCAGAACACCTTTCCTTATGAGTACTGCGGTAAAACCGCTGGTGCTCCTACTGAAAGGCCTGTCGACCATGAGGTCGCAGCACGTCTTCTTTGCGTACCTAAGACTGCAAAAGGTCCTAGGTTAATTGCGGCAGAGCCGACATCACATCAGTGGTGTCAGCAACTACTGCTCCGATTCTTGTTTGATCAATGTCGAAGGCACTTCGGTACCTTCTTCATTGATTTCAAGGATCAGCGCAAATCAGGCGATATGGTTCTGCAGGCTTCCTTAGAGCGGAATCTAGCAACGGTTGATTTGTCCGATGCTAGTGACCGCCTAACGTGTTGGACCGTGGAGCGTATGTTGAGAAGCAATGCTTCTTTGCTACACGCTTTGCACGCCGCACGTACGAGGTATGTCAGAGATCAAATCTCTGACATCCCGAGCTTCCTGTCATTACGGAAGTTCGCCTCGCAGGGTACTGCAACGACGTTCCCAGTCATGAGCTTAGTTATGTTGTGCATCGCTCTAGGCGCGAGCCTTAACAGCGATGAACGCGTAACATGGGCTAAGATAAAGGAACTTCGTACCAAGGTTCGTGTTTTCGGTGATGATATCATCATACCGATGCACGGGTACGAGCGATTAGTGCGTGCCATGGATCTCTTACAGTTGAAAGTGAATCAAGCCAAAAGCTATGTTCACGGACACTTTAGAGAATC